AAGTATTTCTTTACCCATACATGTCCTGCACCACCAGGGTTTGTTGTAGCCCTCATATACACAGGTAAATCAGGTGCAGTAGACCTCAAACGAGAACGAAGATAATCCCACGCAAAGGCTGTGGGCCATTGCGTAAGTTCGTCAAAGCCTATCCAACAAAAGGACAATCCCTGGTAACGTAGTACGTCATCATCTCTATCTAGATATGACAGCCACAGCCTTCCGCCACTGGGAGAGGTCCACTGCATCTTTCGTTCCGACCATTTTATGCCGGGAATAATCTTGGGATATAGTTCTTGTGACTTCCAAACCAACTCCCTTAATTCTTCTGTAGTCCTACGTAATAATAAACCAGAAAATTGTGGATGTGCTAAGTAACGAAGAGGGTCTGCCAGCATTGCATAGCTTTTTCCTCCTCCTGCTGCCCCACCATATAGTACTTCTCTCTCTGAAGAAGCTAAAAAGTCTGTTTGTGGCCCCTCATTTGGTTTAAATAAAACATTGTGCTTTTCTTCAAATGATAAACCATTTAATTCTTTTACAACAACTTCAGGCTTAGGGGGCTGCTCTACTTTCTGCTTCTTTTTTCGCCCCCGTACGTCTGCTCTCAATTTCTTCAAGTTTTTGGAGGGTTTCTTCGTACTTTTTAAGCCATATTTTATATGTTGCTGCCTTACTCTTTCGTTGCCGTTCTTTTTGGATTCGCTTTCTAAGACCAATGTGGGAAATTTCTCTTCCTGTTCTGCCACTTAACCACCCCGCCACTTCTCTAAATGAATATTCTCTTAAATATTCTTTTGCTAACTCCAATGCTTCCAATTCTTCTATAATAGGAATTAAAAGCTTGTCATCTTCTTCATGTTCCTTGTATCCAAAAGGAATTGTTCTACTAATTCTTGGTATTTCCAACCATTCATTGTCATCTTTTAGCCCGACAGGATCGGGCATCTTAAAATAGCCCAAGTCACGCACGATCATTCTTTGGTGGCAGAAGCATAATACCATTAGGTGAAGATACTTCAACCTTATCTGTCTTTTGTATGCCAATACGGTCTAGAAGTTCTTTGGCGGCATTCAATCTATGTTGATTTCCTAGTTCAGAGGGCCTTTCTAGCACATTAATCATGGCTCTTGCTGCTCTTGGGGCATTCATAGCAAGATATTCCCTTGTAAGTTCAAGTACTTCGTCCTTTAAAGACCGTAAAACCTCTGAAGGGCTTGTAGTTTCACTATATCCTGCAAGTCTTTTTGCTTTGGTGTAGTCACCATCTGCTTCATCAAACAAAACTTGTAGAAATGTCTGCTGTTTTGTAGTAAGTTCTCTCACTTTCTTAAACTCCTGTCTCCAAACCACCATGCTACTGCTGTGGTAGTCAAAAACATGATCTGATTTGATAGTTCACGTACAACTGTAGGGTCTTCTTGCACACTAAAGAAAATATAACCAGAAAAACCCAGCAAACCAAACGTAAGAACAGGTCGTACAAACCGTAGAATAGAAGCAATAATAGGAGTAGCTATTCCATAGGAAGCATCATGAGCATAAGAAGCCGTTTTAATGTCTGAATCTGCTTGTACCTGCACAATAGCTTGCTCACTTTCAAGCTCATCTTTTCTTGCTGTAATCTGTAACTCCTGAAGCTGTAGCTCTTGATCAAACTCTAGTTTCATTTGTTTTAATTCTTGTTTCTTTTCTAGAAACCTTCCTACCGTTCCTATAGCACTACCAATAATACCAGTAGCACCGCCACTTAATACAGAAGCAATGATTTCAAACATATAAATCTCCTACCATGTTGCAAAAAAGTCACGATTATCTACATGCAAAAAACTATTATAGTTTATTCCAAAGCCTTTAAATCCTGCAAACTTTGCTGCTTCAATTAAGTCTTCTTTATTTAGTCCATGTAAAGAAATATCAAAAGCGGTAGAAGGAGTAGCTCTTGTGGCTCTATGTTGACTTCTAGGTGCGCCACCTACCTTTACATTATGTAGGGGACATCTTGCTGCACTATTGATAATCAAAGGTGTTTGCATTATATCCCGTGTCTTTTGTAGTTTAGCTATAGCTTCCTTTTGAATAAATCTATTTCCACAACCACACTTACACATTAACTCTGTCCACAAAAAAGATACACTTGCGTATTTCATTCTTTATCCACAGAGTTAATTTCACGCCTGTTAAGTTTATATCTCTGATAAAGTACTACAAGAGATAAGACACCTACGAGCGCAGCAATGATCATATTTAAATCACCACCTATAATAAAATTCCAAATAGAAGTAAACAATCCTCCTCCTACACTTAAATCATCTATTGTCTCTGGTTTTAGGGTCATGGTACTAAATAACTGCGTCGTCTTTTAGACGATCCGTATCATACTTAAACATATCTAAAACAGGCTTAGATGTAGCTTTCCTTAATTCGGCGGCTTGTAGCATGTCTTGAGGTTCCACTCCAGTATTTTCACGTTGTCCAAATAGCATAGTTACATTTATTCTTTTGTTATCAAAACCGGGAAGAAAATTTACATCTGCCGTTTTGTGAAACAAATTGGAATCGAACATAACACACCGATTATATTTATAAGGTATATATACCGCATTAGAATTTTTTTCTTCTAGAAACTTTATTACTTCATTCTTATCGTCACCATTGTAACGAGTAAAGTCCCAGTCAGGAGGAGCACCAGTATCCCAAATCCACATGCCCCCTGTCTTACCTACATCTCTTTCTTCGTCATAATCTTTATTAGCTTCAGTAGGCGTAATCCAAAAATTTACATTGACAGCAGCAAAGTCTGCATGTATATCAATGCCGGGACATTTGGACTCATACTTAAATGCCCACATCTGGGATAGATTTCTTTTATTCACATCATCAAATATCTTTGGTAAATGCTGAACCATTTCTAAAGATAATGTAGATAATGTTTGAGGAGAAAAACCATTCTCTCTGAATGCACCTAAGTATCCTCTACCGTATATGGTATTCCAAAAGGGAAATTCCAAGCAATACTTTTTAAGCTTTTGTAGGGCTTCCAAATTCATGAAGTCATCTATGACTACGATGTTTGGATTTGTCTTATAATAATTTTTTTCTATTTCCTCAAAAGGTAATTTTAAATTAAGAGCACCCTCTGGATGATCATGGTGAGGAAGAATTAACCTGCCGGTATTTAATAACCACAGAAGCTGTCCTATGTCATGGGCTTCTTTCATGTGAAGCATATGTTCTTTAAACGGCTGGTCGTTAGAATTATCTAAAGGACTATACTCTTTTTGTTTTTTATTCTTTACCTTATCTTTAGATTTACGCTGCTTGCGATTCATAAGTTATCCCTTTTTGCGAGTTCTCCTAGCGGGGGATTTCTTTTTAACTTTCTTAACTGGGCCTACAGCAATCATTACACCTATGCCGCCTTTACCTTTAGGCTTACTTTTTTTATCTTCTATGTATGTTCCGCCGTGCATTTTGGCAGCTTTTTTTGCGTCCTTCATACCCTTTTCAGTATAGGGCCATTTTACTGTAGGCATTATTATATCTCCTATTTAAATAATTTCATTTCTTTTACACTACCACCTGCAGCATACGCATGTTTCTTACCTTTATGTGAACCGCCATGCATCATTTGTGGACGTTTAATCATACCTCCTTTATTCTTAATATATTTTCTTGTATCTCTATGTTTAAATGTATCACGACCTTGTTCATTTTTTCCCATATACATGTAGTCATTTGCTGTTTTTTCAGTTAATCGTCCTTCTTTTATTGCTTTATTAAATGCATTTATAGATTCATTACGCATATTTTGTTCTGAACTACTTTTTCTTTTAGGTGGTTTTCTCATAGTTCTTCGTCTTGGTACTTTGAGAACTTCTACATTTGTAGATGTAGGAGTTGGTTCTATTTTTGGTCCAGCTTTTTTTATTACATCTGTAATATCTCCTGATTCTGCTTCAAGTGTTCCTACAGATTCTTCACGAGCCTTTTCAAATATGGGTCTATCCTCAATAGCTTTATTAATTTTACCAATATCTTTTCCGGTTACGACACTTTCTGGCTTTTTTCTTTCTCTAAGAATCAGTGTACGAAGTTTCTTTAGTTCTGATAAATCAAAACTAGCAGATAAATCTTCAACAGATAATTTATGAAAGAATTTCAATGCTGCTGTTATTGCTGTAGCTTTTGCCATTATACTTTCCTCTTTTTAAAATTTTTAAGTTCATTAACTTTGCCCCCGGCAGAGTAATTATGTTTCTTGCCTTTATAGGCACCGCCCTTTTGCATAGACGGTCTTTTTACAGAACCGCCTTTTTTAAATGGTTCATCCTCATAACCATAAGGCTTTCTAGGTTTAGGTGATTTAGTTGGTTTAACTTTAGTACGTTCAGCCCATGCTATTGCTGCCCTATTTCTAAGATTATCAGATACTTGAGGGGGTAGTCTTGTTCCAATACCTTCATATTTATCTTTTGCAAATTTTAATATACTATTAGTATATTCCTCTAATGATTTCATTTTTGAAATATCAACTGCGCTAGAAAATCTAGGCCATCTCCCTGCCTCTCTCATCTTATCGTCCCCAGATAATTTTGGTTTACCTCTTTGTTTTAAAAGACCAACAATATCTTCTCTAGCAATTTTATTAAAAGATTTTAATGCTGCTGTGGTCGCCGCCGCCTTCGCTTCTTCTGTAGGTTTTTTAGTTTCTTTAAAGCGTTTAGTTGTTGCAGTATACGGAGTTTTACCCGCTGACAATTTTTGCCAGTATTCTTTTCCTCTTTTTATGACCTCTCGTAATTCAGCATCAGAAAAATCTTCATCTACTGCTTGTCGTTTAAGGTCTGCCACAAAATCCTTTCTTTTGATAGGATTTTTTCTAAATGCTGTTATAGCAGCCGATCCAGTTTTTCCATCAAAAAGAAAATCACCAGAGCCTATATCTAAAACTGGTCTTGGTACTCTTGGTAGTTCTGTAACTCTGGCAGGTTTTTTAGGTAATGGTTTTCCTGAAGATTTTATTTTTCTAATATCTTCTAACTTCTTTATATCTGCTGGTGAGGCATCAAGCTTTTTTGCACTATTAATTAAACTATTTAGTTTCTTTACTGTTACACTAATAGCCGCCTCTGCGATAGGTAAGCTTAATAGCTCTTCAATAGCCGCTGCTATCCATTTTATTTTACTCATAATATTTACACCTTTTAAAAATTAAGCTTATTGACTTTGCCACCTGCAGAATAGGAATGTTTCTTACCTTTATAGGCACCGCCCTTTTGCATAGTAGGCTTCTTGGGTTTAGATGGTTTTTGTTTAAACGCTTTACTTGGCACGGTAGAAGGATTTGCAGCTTTGTATAAATTTTTCCAATATTTATCTGCTAATCCTTCAATTTGTTCTATTCCAGATTCCCTTGCTGCATGTGATAGGTTTTCTAATGCATCTAATTTTTCTATTGCTTGTTCTCTAATTTGATCTAAAAACTTATCCCTACTCATAGGATTTTTTCTAAATGCCTTTATAGCAGCCGATCCAGTTTTTCCTTTATAACTAAACTCACCATGTCCCAAGCCTCTTGGTATGGGTGTTAATTTTGTAATTTTATCAGTTCCTTTAGGGGTATCTTTTCCTAAAGCAGGTTGTTGCCTTCTTTTTTTAATTAGTTCTAACTTCTTTACATCTATTTGGCCGAACCTTTTATCTAAAGTTGCCCAAGTAATAAGAGTATCTAATTTCTTTTCTGACATACGTATAGCAGCTTCTGCAATAGGCAAACTTAATAGCTCTCTAATAAGTGCTTCTATACCGCTTATTTTTCCCACAGCATTTACTATCCTTTAAAAATTAAGCTTAGTTACTTTACCACCTGCAGAATAGGAATGTTTCTTACCTTTGTATGCTCCACCCTGCATCATTTGTGGACGTTTAACCATACCTCCCTTTGCTCTAGGTTTTTTTTCTTTTTTCTGGGCAATAGTTTCATATGGTCCTTTTTTCAATGGCTTAGGTTGGTATTTTGCTCCTGCTAAACGCTGTTGTTTTGTAACGTCTTGTTTATGTTTTTGCGCCCCTTCTTTAAATGCCTGAACAAAACTATCCATTTGTTCCTTGGTCATATCTACACTATCACGATCTGGAGAATCATGAATCCAAGATAAGTATGGATTATCGTCATCTCGTATACCATGTCTTTGGGCTACAGAATCCATTTCTTTTCTAATATTTTTATCTATATCATCTACTTGTTTCATGAGCGCCCTATATTCAGGATCAGCCTTATATTTAGCCGCTGGATCGCCTTTTATTAACTTTGAAATTTTATCTTTAATTGTATTTGCATTTTTAATTAAAGTTCTTATGAGTGTTATTTTTGCCATAATATCATTTCTTTCTTTTTCTGGATTTTTTATAGCCGCCCTTATTATAAGAAAGGGTTACTAGTTTTGTAAAAAGATCAACAGCATCAGGCCCATACTTTTTTGCTAGCTTTGCTACATCTTTAACTTCTTGATCCATATAGGTAGCTGCCATAATTTGCCCTCCTATTGTTTTAGTACCTGCTTGCTTTGGAACCTTAACTTCTGTTTTTTTACCTTGGATTTTCATTCTCTTTGTTCCAGGCGCTTTAGCAGCTTCCATCGTAGTTTTTTGTAATTGTTTATATACTCTATTTAATTTTTTTAGAGCAGTCGGAGCAATCTTTTGTGCTCCTCTTGCTAGAGTTACACCTGTTGTACCAAATATAAGAGAAGGCAATAGAGTAGCAGCAGCGACACCAGATATTCCTAATGCAGCAGCAATCATTTCTTTCTTTTCTTTTTTAGTTATACCCCTTCTTTTAGAAACTGTACGTGCTTGTTCTGTTTCAGCACTGAATCCTTTTTTTGCTTGTTGTGTTGCTCTGTGGGGCCACATCTCTGCTCTAGTTTTAGATGTTTTAGAAACAGGAGTAGTAGTTGATACTCTTCCCAGTTTCTTTTTTTCTGCTATTTGAGTCATTACTTTTTCTTTTTTCTAAAATGGGAGATATCAGATACAGAACCACCTCCTGCATATACATGTTCTTTAGAACCAAGTTTACTGCGACCTTGAAATTTTTTATAGCCGCCCTTATTAAAGCCAGAAGACTTAACCTGAAAACCAGCAGCTTCAAAAGCTTTTTCCATATCGGCTTTAGATACTCTTTCTCCTGCCTGATCTTGAATAGTATCTTCAAGTTCAGATTTTGTTAACTTACCGCCCATCATATCTTGAACTTGCTGCCTAGTCAAATGAACATCTCTTCCTAATGCAGCTTCAATTCGTTCATGTAAGGGCATATCCCGTTTAGGTATATCTCCTTCAATTTTTGATTTAGGTGCTTGTCTTCCACCAGGATAAGAATATCTCTTTAGGCCCTTTGCTAGTTTTTTCATAGAAGCCTCTGTATTTTCATCCCACAATTTTTGTCCTTCAGGAGTAAGATCTCTTTGTCTTGCTCCTCCACTACCCCCTAAACTCTGTTGAATATCCCTTTTTAATTGCTTTTTAGCTTCTCTGTTTTTTCTGGCTTCTGTTTGTTTAGGAGTTAATTTTCTACCACTAGTTTTAGCGGCCATTTCTTTATATTCTTTTATTCGTTTAGCTTGTGCTGGAGTAGGGGTATAGTCTTTTCCTTTTTCTTTTTTTGGCACACCTTCTGCTTTACTTTTACTTTTTGTTCCGCTTTTTAATTTACCTAACTGACTATTAATTTCAGTTAATTTCTTTTTTCTGGGATCAGTTAACTTGCCAGCCTTCTCATATCCTAGAAGTTTGTCAAGTTCTTTAGTAAGCCACTTTACATATCTGCCTAAATCTAGGCCAGTTAATTTTAGTGCCTCTTCTATAGTTTTTATTTTTCGTGCCATTGTACTTGTTCCCTATACATCCATAGTTTCTTGTTCTTCATTACTAGAATGACAGCCACAAGCACATACAACTTCCAAACAATTATTGCCTACACAAAGACAATCTTCGCAGGTACAATTATCACAGTCACAACTCATTTTATTTCTCCTTAAAAATAAAAAGCAGAAGCTAATAAATCCCTCTACACAGTCTATGGATTTTTGCTGCTTTCTGCTTCTACATTAATTGACCTTATGATAAAGCCAATATTCTAATTTTTTTAATTGAGCATGTATAAATGCTACGGGGAACAACGACCATTTAACAAGTTTTAATGGTACATAGGATACAACCTTGACAACTTTTTTCATCATAGTTTTTTCTCCATAAAATTTATTTTCGTATTCAAGCAACCTGACATACAACATTCCAATCATAACTAATCCTTATCCCAACCTTCTGCTTTCAGTGCGTTATATACATGTTCATAAGTATAATTGGTCCCTGTCGCCTGTCTTATGGCGGCACGAACATATACAACTTCATGATGGGGAAGACGAATGCGTTCTTCATAATTCATTATACTACGATAGAACATTTCCAAAGTTAGATCGTTATACCATTTTAACTGATTTTTCTGCATTGTCAAGTAAAAAATTACACTAAATTATTTAATTTAGGAGGTACGTAGTTTTTAGATTTAATTACTTTGCCATCTTTGTTATATACAGGATTTCCTTCATCGTCAAGCTTAGACATATTAGATGCATGTACACGATTAAATGCCGTATCAAAATCCCAACCATATGTAGTCGCCATACCTACACATACATAAACTAAATCACACAACTCTTTAAGAACCTTGTCAGCTTTTTTAGTTGCAATTGCTTCTATCACTTCGTTATATTCTTCTTCGATTAACTTACGCCTGAGAAGAAGATTCTTATCTACAGAATTTAATGGTGGGTAATTTATATCTACAGGATGTTCAAAAGTACTATGAAAACTATTTAATTTATTTGATACAGATTCACATCTCATTACTCTTCCTTTCTATACATAGGCTTATGTTGTATAGGCTTATGTTCTTTTTAGTATAGCTCTTATATTGTCTATGTTACATATGCCTATGTGTATTACTAATACACATTATACTCGATTTAGTTACCCTTGTCAAGTAAAAAATTAAAAAAACTATGAAATAAAATAGGGTGCCTTATGTGTGGTGCCGTGTCAGTTGTAGATGTGGTTAACAACTCATTTTCCTGATCTGTTGTAACCCGTGTATATAATATCCCTACGTAGGGGGGTGGCCCCCACGCCCCATAATAAATCTTTTGACAAAAGTCTTTGCAGAGGCTTTGTCTTGAGAGAAGCCAGCGAAAAATTTCGTTACCTTAGAATAACTTAGCTCTTATTTATAAGAGCTTAGTTCTTCTTAGAGGATTCTGGCTGCTGGGATCGGCAAACTGATCCACTGTCAGCACCTCTTGACTAATGCTTTTGTAAAGGCTTTGTCATAGACCAAAGACATTGGTTGGCGACAGAGCACCCCTCAAAACCGAAACCTATATCCCCTAACCCCTATACTTGTATAGGGTTAGGGGTTATAGACTAACCGAAACCAACCAGCCATGAGGAGAATACAAATGGCACATACTCAAAAAATCTATGCTTTGATCAAAGATGGTCGGACGAAGTCCGGTTACAAAGTGGAGCAGAGCTTCAAGAATAGGGAAGCTAACTCTGAAAAAGGTCAAAGAACTTTTGCAGAGCTTTGGTCTTTGAAGAACTCTGTGGCGATGTTTGCCAAGTGGTCAACCGGCAAGACTTACTTTATCAAAGGTGAGATGCCTGCTGACCTCAAAGAATACTTGGCTTCAAGCAAGTAATTAACTAAATGCTCTGCTCTGGCTAATGCTGGAGCAGGGCATTAGTTTTTTTTTTTTTTTTTTTTTTTTTTTTTTTTTTTTTTTTTTTATTCTTTTGTTTATTATCGTGCAACCTTAAATCGGAGGAAAATTTGGACGAAATTGTTATCACTTATCCTACAGAGGATAATATAAATACTTTTGATTGGGAAACAATCCATAGTATTTCCGATAACTTTAAAAAGCTTGATTTTGTTGAGCTTCTTATTGTTCGTTCCCGTTTAAATAAAATCATAGATGGCTAGGAGGAGCCATTCACCAAACCTATATCCCCTGACCCTGAAGAATGAAGGGTCAGGGGATATAGACTGACCAAAACCAACCAGCCATGAGGAGAATACAAATGGCACTGGGTATCGAAGAAGTTGTTGTAAATATAAATAATCAAGACAAAAGGTACTATGTCTTGACAGAGGACGGCCTGGAAGTAACCGATATGGGTTACTTTGAGGACTATGAAGATGTCAAAGATGCGGCAGAAATTCATAGTCTTGGCTTGCTGCAACTAACCGGGGAAAATTTATTCCCTATAAAGTAAATTGCTTTGGCCCTTGATTTATATATAAATTGGGGGCCTTAGCTATTTACTTTGTATAACCCAGCCAACGAAAGGAAGAAAATCTAATGCCTAATATTATTAGACAAACTGGAATTATAATGGACTTGCCTAATGGCCTGACCATTTCCATTAATTATGGTAACTATAGGTCTGCTGATGGTGTTGCCAAAAAAGCTGACATAGCTTGCTATATTCAAGATGCCGATGGTTTGGTAGGCCGTTGGATGACACCTGTTGTTTGGTCTAAAGAAAATGTTGTTAGATGTCGTGACCAATTCAGTGGTGGTGACTCAATTTTTGCTTACTCTGAAAGGAATTGGGTTGATACACCGTCCGAAATTTATGGTGTATATTTATCTGACCTTGGTTCTTTGATTGATATAGCGGTTCGCTTCGGTGATGGACGCTTTCTAGATGATTATGCTCTTGAAGTATCCAAGGCTTGGAAAAAAAGATGCTAAAGAGTTAATTGCTTTGGCCTCTGATTTATAAATATAAATTAGAGGTCTTAGCTATTTACTTTGTAGTGTGAGTACAACTTAACCCCTTAAAGGAGGGAAAATCTATGAATAAATATGCTATGGGATTACAGTGTGGTAATATCGTAGCTCTTGATACTTGTGGATTAAGAAAACAGGTAGATGCTGCAATTAAAAATCCTAAAGCAGTTAAAGAACTAGATGCTTATGCTCTTGAAGTATTCAAGGCTTGGAAAAAAAGAAAGGAAATCTTCTATGATTAAATTGTCCTTCATGTATTGGCTCCGTATTTACATAGCTTTGATGGCTATAATAGGGACGTTAATATTACAAAGTATAATCATAGATAGTTTAATAGAGTACTATGGTTATTTCTATGTGGCTGTAGCTGTGATAGTACCAATGTTATTGGTGATATCATTAAAATGTTTTCACTATGCTGTTTCCGACATAAGAAAATCTTCTATAAAATGGTCGAACATAAGTTGACCGAAACCTATATATCCCTGACCCCTATACGTAGTATAGGGTCAGGGTATATAGACTGGCTGAAACCAACTGGAGATTGCAATGAAGATAATATTATATGGTACCTTTGGTGGCTTCCATCTTAGCGATGAGATGGTCGATCTCTATGAAGAAAAAACGGGTATTGTCTTAGACAATTACTCTTATGACTATGATAGAACTGATCCTATCTTGATACAAGTAATAAAGGAGAATGATCCAGAAGATAACTTTAGAGTATGGGATATCCCGAAAGGAACAGAATATATCATAGATCAATATGATGGTAGAGAGTCTCTTATAATTAAAGACGAGGTTAAATGGCAGGTTGCCACTTGACTGAAACCTATATACCCTAACCCCTATACGTAGTATAGGGTTAGGGGATATAGACTGACCAACCAACCAACCAAATGGAGATTGTTATATGAACAGAGACATCATGTTAGCCGCTGGCTTTGGTAAAAGTCTTGACTTAATTGACGGGGGCAAATGCCCTACTTGTTCCGCTGAAATAGATCATAATTTTAGAGATGAATTAAGTCTAAAGGAATACAAAATCTCTGGCATGTGTCAAGATTGCCAAGATAGTTTCTTTAGTGTAGAAGATATATAAAGGAAGGATAATCGAAACCTATATACCCTAACCCCTATACGTAGTATAGGGTTAGGGGATATAGAAATTTGGAGTATTTAATGGGGGATATGAGCGGTTAGAAATCAAGGTCGCTACTTGAGCCGCAAGGGGAATCCATTCTTTTACTTTATATAGTAAAAGATCAGCCTGTCTAAGGTAAGGAGGATTCTACGCATGGCCTTTAGCAAGTCATGTCTCCCATTAAATACTTTGAAAAGGAGAATGTTATGGAACTACCCGACGACATGGATATTCCTTTGAGTCGAAAGGATATATCTAATATAAATAATGTTGCTTGGCTCCTAAGAAATTTAGGGATTCGCAACCAAGGTCACCCCGAATTTGAGGAGATAATTAAATTCCTTATCACTCTAATGAGAAAAAGGTCACGGTAATGAGATACAACTACGAAGAAATGCAGTCTGCAGTAAAAGATTTAGCTATGGACTTTCCGCCAGAATGTGAATTGTCCTTTGGTTACATAGGTAACCTAGAATTTGGTAGGGATTACCGTAGCTGGTATATCTTTACCCAAGCTAAAGATAGACGTTGGAGTAGACTAAGCTATCCTATCAGAGTATCTAAAGATAAAGAAGAAAATTATATCTTTAGATTAGATAAAGATAAATTTAAGATGTGGCTAGAAAAGAATAGTTACCATCCAACTCTAGCTGTACAGTGTATAGCTTGCCAAGGCAAAGGATATACCTTGTTCAATAAGGATAGCGACTAACCGAAACCTATATATCCCTGACCCCTATACGTAGTATAGGGTCAGGGTATATAGACTGGCCGAAACCAACCGGAGGAATGTGATGATAGATTTTATTGCTGCCCATAATGGCGGTATACAGATGTTTGCTAATGGTTTTAATCTCAAAGGTTGGGCAAAGACCGTTGAAGGTATTGTTTATACTCTCAAAACGGTTGGACTTGCTAACTGTGTGATGGGTTCCAGCACGATGGACTTTGCCTCTGAAGAAGGGTTTGAGAATGATGGTGACGCCATGAAGTTGTGGGATGCCGCCATTGAGATTTATAATTGGGAAGTAAATGGAGTTGCTGGATAACCGAAACCTATAGACCCTGACCCCTATACGTAGTATAGGGTCAGGGTCTATAGAGATATGGAGAAGCCGATGCTAAACACGATCGAATACAGTGAAGGTGCCAAGTTGGGCCGTGCTCATGGTACTTATAGGGCAGGTAAAGATAATCCTTATGCTACTTGCCCTAATGACTGCCCTCTGAAGCCAGAGGACTGGCAAGGTACAGATGAATTTGACATAGACTATATGTCTGATTTATCTAAGGCGGTACCTCGCCGGGGCTGGGCTTGGACTTACAGTCACTTTGCTGTAAAATTATGGCGGCATCTTAATGGTGCTGGCCGTACCGTTATCAATGCTTCATGTAAATCTATACAAGAAGCCATAGATAATACATTAAGTGGTGTCCCTTCGGTGCTGGATGTACCGCCAGACACTCCTAAAGTATTTAAGGAAGGAGGAGTTAGATTTATTACATGCCCTGCTGCCATAAGAAAAGATATTACTTGTAATAATTGTGGCGGTATCAACGGCCCACTCTGTGCTAGAGTAGAAAGAAACTATGTAATTACTTTCCCTTGGCATGGCACTAAAGGCACAGTTAATAAAATGCTTGCCGCTCAAAAGGGAATATGCTATGGAGTGGGGTACTTTGTGAACAAACATTGGCGGTGGCTGTCTAATCAAGATCAAGATAATATAACTGACGGTCAAAAGCTATTAGCTTGGACAAAGACATTAGCTCCAGGCAGTAGGCTCCGACACCATGTGGTTGGTGATGGTGGAAAGGAGTAACCTATGGCCCGTGGCCCCTATACGAAGTATAGGGCCACGGGACATAGAGATAAGGAGAAAGTGATGCATGAACTTGTCTTATATAAAACAGATATCAAGTCTAATGACTTGTGGCTGTACATTTTAGAGTCAGTTGGTATTGAATCTCACGGCACATTTGCTGGTAAAGTTCTTGATAAAAATATTGAAAGTATTACTATCAAGGTGCAGTCGGCAGCAGAGTTGCGGTGAGAAACCTATGGCCCGTGGCCCCTATACGAAGTATAGGGCCACGGGACATAGAGACATGGAGATTGGCATGAGGAAAAAGAAAATACAGAAAGGCAATCCCGTTGCCAAGTCGTTGCGTAGCCAGCATCTTCGGAAGCAGGTAGTACCTAGTAAGAAAGCGTATAACAGAAACAAAGTTAACAAGGAGAATATCTATGACAAAGATCAAGACATTTGAAGCATATCGCCACGAGTTGAAGGCCCCGAAGTGGGTCACTATCCCAAGGGATAAGGGCGTTAGCTATGGCAAGCATTTGGAAAAGGGCAACCCGATCCAGGTAGTTTGGACTCAAGAGGATGGAGATCGCAAGGCCCATCTGATTAAGAATAAAGATAACTTGCCAGCAGAGCTTGCTGCTGGCTAGTTTAACCCCGGCCCTGCCTCTTATATTGAGGGGCAGGGCCACTACTTTACAAGGAGAATATGATATGGCTACGTACAAGATTACTATGAGAAAGAATGCAAAGTCTCCGAAGTATGATACTTTGTTCGGCATCAACAGCACCTCCACTGGGTACAGATTAGATGTACCTTTCCATAGTTTGACAAAGATGAACCCGAAGGGTAGCCGTAAGATGGTACGGTCTTCGACATCTGGTATTAGATTAATCGTAGAGAATAATAGGCGAGGCAAGTCAAGTGTCTTTCACTTTACTGTCTGATTAAATATCTATTGCCAATGTAGCTATGCATCTAATGCATAGCTATGTTGGTGGATAGTATGCACTATAATGCAGATAGAAAGGAATAGCTATGTCTGATAAATTAAAATCTATGGACTATCAACTGATGACAGATAGAGTACAAGAGTTAATGACAAAAGGAAAGGAAAGTAAACGAGGTGGCTGGGCAATGTCAGAAATAGTAGAGAAAATTGGCACTGAATTTGGACAGGACTATGAGGAATCTTGCCGCCAATATATAAAAGAATATATATTGTATAGCAGATAGGAAAAATAAAAATGAACTACGATATGATGATGGGTTTTTTGCGTACTTGTCCTTCACATAAATGGGAAGTAGAAGAAGTTTGCTGGGCTACACCAGCAGAAAAGGGTACAGTATTAGTAAGATTTATAATAGAACAAAATATTTGGGACATGGAAGATGAAGAAGATGATAGGGTACAAACTGTTTCGTCATAGAAAAGATGGGACTATAGGGCCTTTGTTTATAAATAAAAGACAAAGGATACAGATAGGAGTAGAATATCCCTATGAAAAACATCTGACAAAAGGTTTTAAATACAGACCTGGATGGCACATTTGTAGTCAACCCATAGCACCACATCTATCTAAGAAAGATAGAGTATGGGCAAAGGTAGACTTTACTTTTATGTCTATGTTAGATAGACCTAAATCACAGGGAGGTACATGGTATTTGGGTAGCACTATGAAAGTATTAGAATTAGTGGAGGAATAGCATGGAGACAGAGAAGGACAATGTAATACCGCCAGAAGTTTTTTGGAAAAGAAAAGTAGATTGGTTTATTTATATGTGGCAGTGCGGCAAAGACAGTACGCCACAATTCATAATCAATCTAGTTCGTATGGGTTACCCCGAAGAAGATGTAATAAAATATATTGAGGACTACGAAGATGATAAAGAATAGTGCTTGACATTTTATACAGCTTGTGTATACTGTGTGGAACACACACATACCTATATTCTCTAACCCCTATACGTAGTATAGGGTTAGAGAATATAGAAATAGGAAGGGACAAATTGTAGCATGTTAAAGATAGCACTTATATGTCTTGCTTTAAATGTGTACTATGAAGCAAGGAACCAGCCCTTACAAGGGCAGATGGCAGTAGCAGAAGTTGTTATGAACAGAGTTGTAAGTAATAAATTTCCTGATACAGTATGTGAAGTTATAGAGGAAGGGCCAACCTATTCATGGAAGCCAGACTTTCCTGTAAGAAATAGATGCCAGTTCAGTTGGTACTGTGACGGTAAAAGTGATATGCCTATGGAAAAAGATGCGTGGGAAACAGCTCTGATAGTAGCAAAAGATATACTTGCAAACAGACCAATGATATTGAAAGGGTCTACACATTATCATGCGGTAAATGTTAATCCTAACTGGTCAAAGACTAAGACGTTTGTAAAAAGAGTAGGGGATCATTTATTTTATAAGTAATATAAGGAAGGATATGATGGCCGACGAACAGGTATCAAAGAATACACGAGAACAATACCTTAAATATGTACAAAGAAAAAAGGATAAGAAAAAGACACTGCTGCGAAAGCAACAGCGCAAACAAAAGAAAGAACAAGCCTAATGCCTAGCACACATGACGCACTACAAATTATGAGTACAGAAGAGATACTAAAGAAGAATGTCTATGATCTTCAAGAACAATTACAAATAGCAAATAAAAGAACACTATCCTTGATGGATAAAGTTAGGGTTTTAAACACAAAGCTGGCGGAAATTAATTATTCCCTTAGTGGTATGGATATATATCTTGCTGATGTAAAGGAATTATTTAATGACTAGCGCCGAAGATAACTGGAAGGAAAGTTATAAGATTTTACAGAAGATTAAGGATGCTCAAAAGGACTGTATGATTTGTGGTTGTCCTATTACACAAAAAGATTATGATGATTATAAGATGTGTCCTTGGTGTTACTCTGATGCGGGAAATATATTATAATGTATACTGAAAAAAGAATAGAAGAGATATTAGATACGTTTACTAAGGTGTTGTCCAAAGCAGATA